AGGAGGATTGAGAAGCAGAAACAGCTTCTCGTTGACCTGGCGTATCAGCTTAGTATTTTCGGTGCGAAGAGTGGTATCCTCCATGACGGCGCGACGATGATCCTCGACGTTCTTTGACTCGCGAAAACCACGATAGCGATAGTTCTCGTCGCCTGAGCCCATCAAGGGCTGCGCACCCCCTGAACCGCTGCTGGGATCGCTGCCGTAAGTTTCACGAAATCGCTTCTTGTAATCTTCGGCGCCGAGCGCCTTAGCCATAGGGTCGTCGCCCCTCTGCTCCTTAGTAGGATCGTACACCGGACCAATCGTTGGACCGCCGGCACTGCTTCCCATCTTGCTTCCCATCACATCGAGAACGCGATTGATGAGATCGATGCCCTTCTGAACCGTAGGTGGCAAGCTGAAATAATTCTTAAAGTCACCGCTCCGCAAGATTGCATCGATGCCCTTCATGTTTTCATAAGCTGATGCACTAAGCTCGTTCATCAACTTGATCGTCATCGCCGGTCCGCGATCCGGTCGAAAGGCATCACTTTCGAACAGCTCTTTGATCTGAGTCATGTTCGCCACCGTGGCGTCCCAATTTTTAGAGATCGCCTCGGCATTCTTGCCGCGTTCTTCGTCCTTCTTCGCTTTGGCCTCTTCCGCCTTCCTCAACTCATCGACATGTTGGACCTCTATGTCGACGCCAAGGATCGCGGCCGCTCTTCGCTTCCCCTCAGCGACCTGCTCATTGATGTAACCGTCATCGCGACCCTTGTTGAGTCTCTTGACCTCACTCTCTATCTTGTCAAACAATCCTCTGATCGCATTGATCTGATCTTCTCGCGAAATAGCTCTGACAAATTTACTCTGAAACTCATTAGCTATGTCAGGTCTGATCTGCTCGCGAAGAGCCTCAAACATCTGACTGCCGGTGACCTTGATCGCTTCGGCATGAGCATTGCCTACTTGAGCCATGATCTGAAGCGACTTCTTAGACTCAATTCCTGCCCGCGACAACTGATCAAGAATGTTGACAGCTGTCGCATAGCTGACACCTACAGTCTCGGCGAACCGCGAGGTCTCCCTGATGCCTCCGCCAAATTCTGCCAGTTGTTTTTGAGCATTGTAGACGAGAAAGCCTACGCTGCCAAGCTTGACTGCTGATCCACCAAGCCTCTCACCTAATGACTCGAAGGCTTTTTGAGCACGAGTAGACTCAAGACCAAGAGTCTTCGCAATCTGGCCAAGCAGTGACGTATGTCGCTGCATAGCCTCAAGATGACCACCCTTCTGAATCTCCAAGAGCTGACGATGAATCCGCCAAAGCCCAGAGGAGGCGTTGTCCTCAAATTGAACTTGAAGCTTAAGTTGCTCAAACTCTGAAGTTGGCATCAGTCCTCGCTGCGCCTGCGACGCTGGATCAATTGAGCAGTCCGATAGGAGTGAAGCTTGACATCTTCCAGAGGCATCGAGAGAAACACGTCGGGGTGTTGCTTGTAGAACTCAGCCAGCCGATAACAGTCGAGAATGATCTCCTCAGCAGCGCTTGGTCCTAGAGCCAGCTGCGAAGATCCGGAAGAAAAAAATCTCTCAACCTGTAGGCACAAGAGTTCCAATCTCGCGGATCCATTGCCTCGAGAAGTGGTGGCAAGACGCCACACAATGCTGCCATGACGTAGTGCATCTTTCTCTCGTCAATGACGACGTCGCCTTCTTGATTGATCCGACACGGGTTGCCGTAGCGATTGATGTCACCACCACGCGGCTGACGAAATTCAAGAGCGTCGATCATGTTTCCATTGTTGTCAGGAATGGACTTGTGAAGCAGCTTGACCGTAACTGGCCACTTCTCTGATCGCATCACCTCACTAGGCTGCTGATCAGGAGGATCTTCCATGTGAGGTGGAGGGGCGGCCCGTGGAACCTTTTCCTCTTTCGCAGGCTCGACGAACCCTTCTTTTATCGGCCTGATGTTTTCTGCTGTACTCATAGATCACCTTCTCTCTAAGCGATGGAAATCTCCTGGCACGCCAGACCTTCCCATCGTACTCTGACTTGACCATCTCTGGTGTTGTTCTCAAAGCCGGCTTTACAAGTGCCACCAGTCAGTGAGTACTGCATGCCATTGGCAAGCTGTGCCACCACGGTGACATCTGTCTCCGCCTCGAGATCCTCGAGGAGAAGTCCAGGAACGGTGGAGAGATCTCCCTCGATGTATGGCACTCGAGGCAGCTCCTGATACCCATGAACGCCGTCTTGCCCAGCGATCATGGTACGTTCCACGCTCGACGGACTGACGGTGAAGTTGCCACGCAACGCAAGTTGCGTGCCATCGACTGTCAGAAAGGCAATGCCAGCAATTCGCTGTGCCATGGCAGAGTCTCCTAGTTATATTGCGACAGAAGAAGTAGAACGAAACACGCCGCGTTATTGCGGCGTGCCCGAGGCGGCGAGGAACGGAGGCGGAGCTTGTCCAATAATGGCAAGGTCAATGCCACGATCGTACTGGAGTCGAAACTGAGCCAGCACGGCGAAGATCCGCAGCTGATTGATCAGATCCGGCGGGTAGAGGACGTTGACCCGGTTCGGGTCGTTCGGATCTCTCTCCACCAGAAGGTTTGCCTTGAACGCCGGAAGGTTCTCAACAAGACCGTTCCACATGTCCATCTGGTACTCGTTGACGAGCTCGGCCTTGATGATGCCTGGCGTCACGATGGCTTGGCCAGGTCCGAACTTCGTGCCATCATCAGCGAGCTTGTGACGCGGGAATTTAGAAGTGATCGCCTGCTTCTGATTGCGAAGAAGCTTGGCAAGCGTTGCCAGCGTCGTCACGAGCTCGTAAGCATCGTCGGTCGCACCATAGAGATTGAGCTGATACGTCGTCTGCTCTCTCAAGATCATGGGCTGCCCATCGCTGCCTACTTCTTGAATGGCCAGTCCGTTGCTTGCCAGACTGTTGAGCTCGGGAAAGTCAAACCGGTCCGGGATCGGAGCTGCCTTGATGTTGTTGAGAGCGAGAGTCTGCAGCGGCCGCGCCGGATCGTTGATCAGAGCGCGTTGTGCCTTGGCGGCATAAGCTGCCGCCGCCTCGAACATCGGCGACGGACACGTCTGCTCAAACGCCATGATCGACTCGACGCCGCTGTTGAGAGTCTCCCCAAACAGCAGCAGGTTGGCATAGGTGCCACGCATGGCGCTGAAGATGTGGCCAAATTGCTGGCGCTCCCAGCCCCAACGACCTGTATCAGTGAAGCCATATTCTTGATCCCACTCGAACAGCGAGTCGCTGTCAGTATATGGCATCGCCACATATTCAAACGGCTGCTTCTGAATGGCGGCGATCGCGTTGTCCCACACCGGAGTGCCAACGCCACCAGTCAGTAAACCTGTCGCCGGCAACGTAATGCCCAAGCCGGGAGGAGTGAACTGACTTCCTCTCGAGCCGAAGTAATTCATCGACACCGTGATCTCGTTGGCATTGACACTCTTGAAAGTAGAAGTGAGAGTCACTACTCCAAGAGCCGCTGTCGCCGACACAGGAAGAGCAGGCGTGCCAAGATCGGTGTAGCTCGTGTTGATGGCATCAGCTATCGCTGCGGCGATGTTGTCGACTGTATCCGTGGTCATGACATTGACCGGGATGTGAGTGCCAGCGATGTAGAGATGGATCGTACCAGCCGACGACGGCGCCGTCGTGATGGTGATATCTCCTGTAGCCGCCGACGCCCCGGTCGGCTCTTTCACCGGAAGACCCCAGACCTCATTGGCGAAGTTGTTCGAGTAGTAAGCCTGGAACATCCGGCTCATCTCGGAGCCAGCACCGAAGTGCTGATCGGCTTGCGCCTGACTGCCGATGGGGATCGGCACGTCATGAACCGCGTCGCCGTCAGAGGTCATCACTCCCACCATCAATGCCCGCAGGTTGATGCTGGGAAGTCCCGCCTTGCTCGGATCAACTTCGACCCAATACAATGGAACTTTGATATTTGCCGGAATGTTGGCAAAACTGATAGGCATTGATCATTCTCCTTCCATGGGAGGGTTAGACGTCACTCACCGGCTTGCGGCTGATGACGCCTTTGCGACCGTTGCTCTGGCTCAGATTGTCGCTCTTCCACCAGCTTGACCGAACCTTCTTTCAACCGCTTCCTGGTGAAAGTGTCGTTCGGCCACTCGACTGAGCCTTCGGAACGAAACTTGATGCCGCTCGGGTGCTGCATGACCCGCCGCATATCGTCATTGGCTGGTTCTACGCGAACGCCCTTGCGCTGCTTCATGACCCGAGCCAGTCGCGCCTTGCTGCGCTCGGTCTGAGTCATCTGAACTTTCACGTTCATGTCGACCATTGTCTTTTCCTCGCTGTGAAGTGAAGTCGTACACGGTAGTGATCTGATTGAGATCTGCCGTGTCATTGTTGACGTTCGTAGTCACGTGGATCGAGTCGAGAGTGTCAGTGATGTCCGGGTACCACTCAGTACGATAGAAAGCAGACACGTCATACTGAAGCTCGAGAAACGGCGTCTCGTTGTTGGCTCCAGTTGATCCGTAGATATGTCTTCGCGTCCCCCGCATGATCGACTCAATCAAGACACCCTCAACGTTCGTGTGCGCCAACACGTTCATGATGTGCTGATCAGTGAACAAAATCGCCATGATCTTCAAGAAGGCTTGATCGCTCGTTTTCTCCGCCACCTCCGGATCATTGTTTTGAACTATCACGGAGAAGCCAATCCGCGCCGTATGATTGAACCTGATGCAGCCGGCATTGGCATCACCATCAGGAACCGTCGTCTCGTCAAGAAAATAAACTCCGAGATAGGGGATGAGATCTCTCTGAACCGGCCACGCCTTCGTCTTGCGAGCAGTAAAATCTTCAAAAAACGAATTGGTAGAAACCGCATTGAAAAAGGTATCTCTGATGTCAAAAGCGTAAGACTGCTGCTCGGTGATCATGACACGATCTTCCTCAACTCGAGGGTCACTTCTCCACCGCCATTGTGACTTACGTCTAAGATCTCAAAGTCACCTGCCGCTTCTGTCAACGAGACCGGATCTTCCGGTATCGAGACGGTGTCACCTTGAACTGGCAACGTGCCATACTCTATCGACCTGATGTCTAAGATGGTCTTCTGATCCGTGAGAATGCTGCCATCCTCGATGATGACGCTTTGCTCTTGACTGCTATACATGCCACGATTGGTGCCAGTGAATGAGTTGCCCAGAGTTGAGTTGAAGGTGACAGGTCTGCCAAACACATTCTGGCAGATGTCATATACCATGGTCGACCAATTTACCGCCATCGGATCGTCCCTAACAAAGTACGCATTCTCTTGACAAGCTCGGAAAGAAGTTCAGGTCGCAAGATAGGTTCTGATCCACCGCGCGACAACGTCTTGTGTTTTCGTCTCGCTTTCATCAAAGCACGATGGCGCATTCGCATCGAAGCTGCCGAGTGAGGCCTAACCATCGTCATGTACGCCTTGCGCCTGCCGATCTTTCGCACCCACGGCGACTTACGTCTCAGATCCTCGGCTTCCCAATTGAAAAACTCATTGGGAACGTCTTCATTGCCAACCTTCTTGAGATCCGCCATCATCGTCGTGATGGTGTGATCAAGATGCTCGATGCCTTCAAT